GCCTTTAGCCCCATTGATTATTTCTATTTTTTGTGTCTCCTATGTCCCAAATATTGCCTCTATCGTCTATATGATGAGTTTCTCCCAATCCATCATCCATAAATCCAAAAGGAGTCATTTCATCTTCCAAATTTTTCATTTGATCTTCATATAGATCTTTTCTAATATCTAATCCAGTTAAATCTTTAAAATATTCCTGAGTGGTCAACCAAGCAAACAGCACCAAAGTCATTGCCAAATCATCATGATGGCCGTCTTCTGCTTCGTAAGATTCTCCTTTTGCTACAAAAGAACACAACTCCTCGACTATGGCATAATCCTCGGTTATGAGTTTATTGTCCTCAATTAAATTTTTCAGAATAGAACAACCTATTCGTTTTACTGCGGAAGAAGTTCTGACTCCCATAAAAGAAGATCCACTCTTTCCGAATCCACCATTTACGACCTGTCCTTTTCTACCAAGCATTTGAACATGAATAAGATTCTCGTATTCCATATCCTTATGCAAGATATCTGCCACTTGCTGACCAAGATCATTGATTTCAACTAAAATATACGATCTATTATATTGCCTTGCCACAGGATATATGGCATTAGGATAAAGCATGGGAGCTAATTCATTGTTTCTAAAAGTTGCCGCTATTTGATAAGGAAATATAGTAATATCAACAACAACAAACGCATGATAATCTTGTCCTTGTCCTCTTGAAGTATCTACAACTATAACATACCGATGTTCAGGTATTGGTTTATGATATATCTTTAATCCTTCGGCATTAGAAAATATAGGAGTAGAATATGCCAGTGTTTTTAATCTATCAGGTGTTATGAGTGTTCTCATAGATCCAAGAAACTGACACTCAAATTCTGTGGTAAATTGATCTAAAGAAGTATTGGCAATTGTTTGTTTCTTCCAATTATCGTCTCTTCCAGGAACATCTCGCCAATCTACTTCTATTGCAACATATTCGTTTTTTCCTTCTTCTCCTTCTTTCTTGTTTGCATCAACCCAAAACTTATAAAACATATTCAATCCCTTTGGAGTTGAAATCATTACAACCTTTGTGCTTTGTCCACTTGTAATGGTGGGATAAACCGAAGAAAAGAATTCTTCCGAAACATTCTGAGGAACGTAGGCAAATTCATCGAGTAGAATGCAATTTTTCACAAATACGCCGTTTGCATAGAAAGCATTTAAATCTTCTACTTCTAATAAATCGTATACGTCGGCCACATGATGATCTTCTATGCTGGCAATTGATGTATTACCATCTACACAATCTATTAAATGCTTTGGCGTAAGATCAGAAGCACAAATAAATCCCACAGAAGTGGAAATTTTGTGGTCTGGTGTACACACAATTTCTACACCATTAACAAAAGTCAACCTTACAGTTTGTTTCTGAAAGTTTTTACTGACTCCTAAGAAAGATTTATATCCTTCTGGGGTAAGGACTTCGATTTTGCCCTTCTTACTACCCATGCCTGTCGAGACTTTTCTCTCGATTCTTCGGAAGCCTTCTTTCCTTTGTTCCAAGGACCACCTTGGCGTTCTATTCGTGCTAGTGCCGCTAGTCTCATCTTCTCTTTTGCTTCTTGTGATCGTTTCATTCCACGATGTTTCTCTGCTGTCTTTTTGATCTTTTCCGGATTCTTGTTGATCTTGTCCGAATGTTCCTTTGTCTTCTTTTTTCCCATCCAAAAACGAGAAAGATTTTCTCCAAACTCCTTTGGTTTTTTTACTCCAAGAAGTTTTCCTGTATTTCCTAAAGATATTTTTCGCCTTGTTGCTTCCGAATTTACCTTTCCTTTGTGTGCCAAACTGATTTTCCTTTTTGTCTCTTCGGTATGTTTCGTTCCCGTTCGCATCATTCTCCTCGCTTCTGAATAATTTAATGTTATCTCCTTCAACGCAGAAGGAGAAATTTTCACCACAGTCCCCTGTCTCCCATGAACCATTTGAAAGTAAGCATGACACATTTTGGCTTTTTCCACACCAATCAAAAACTTTGGAAGAAGTCGATGAGCCAATAAATGCTCTCGTATTGTTAATCTGGTGAGATTTTCTTTCGTATTTTTTCCACCCAATGACATTGGAATAATATGATGCTTTTCTACAGTGTATGGTTGAGGATTTTTCATCAACCGAGTTTTGGTATTTTCCATTAGAGAAAAATACCACTTCTTGTATTTGTTTTCGATCATCTCCATATTGATATATATCATTTTGTAAATTCCTAGATGAGTTAGTGTATAATTCACCTATTGAAGTAGTGTATACCCTACCGTCTTCTCTTACTGTAATAAGAGAATCACCAGAAATACAATTAAAACTTCCACCTCGGATGGCACTAGACGAAGTTGCACTTGCAAGAACTTTAGAGCCATTTTCCAGAACAATAGATCCTTTATTCCATTCTACTACTCCTTGTTGTAACCACAACGGCAAAAATTCATATGCCATTTTTAATCTGCCTAATAATTCTCGTGCAGTAGTAAGTTTGTTGGCAAGAATAGCAACATTCATACTTTGATTAAATAAGATATAATGAAGCAAATAAGAGGTGATTGTGGTCGACTTTCCACTTTGGCGTGGACACTTTGCAATAACAAATCTGTTGCGATGCACGGTTTCTATCATATCCTCTTGAAAATCATATAGAGAGAATGGAATGGTTCCTTTATCCAAAGAGATAATTTTTACATAATTCTTAATAAAATATACAGGATCTTGAGAACATCGAACATATTCTTCAATTTGTTTTTCTGAAAAATTTATAGTAACACCTGCTGCCTTCAGATTGGCATTTCCCATGTATTTTTGACTATTCTGCTTATTCGTCATCTGTATTGTCTTTTTGGTTTTGAATAGTCTCTAGAATATCTGGTCGGTTGTCAAATGCCTTGGTAGAGGATCGTGCTGTGTTTATGATGTCTTGTAGTTCTTTTGTGGATCCAACATATATGGAATTAGTAGTATTTGATATTTTGTTGATTGTAGTTTCTTTTCGAATCGTTTTAATTTTTTCGTGTAGATTCATTATCTCTTGATTTGCATCTGAAAGAGATTTAATCATTTGTGCCACTACCTCATATGCTCGTGGAGAATCTCCTTCTAGAGCAACGGCCAAAACACCATCCAATGCACCTTTTCCGACTTCAACTAGTTCTCGTAAGTTTTTACGAACTGCGTTATAATCTGCATGTAAATCAGATTCTAATTTTTCGTCTTTAATCGGAGGCAATTCGGATTTTATCATGATTGCCTTTTGAGGAACAACAACATTATCAGGCGATAATCCTAGTGCGTTTTCTATTGAATTAAATTCATTATCCATAATAAAACACCTTTCATTATCCGATTACACGTAAGTAAATGCATTCGTCTTAGTTATTGTTCCGTCTGGTGTGATCACCACAACGCTCTTTACTCCAGCAGTTCCTCCAGGCGTGACCGCAGTTACGCTTGTCGACGAACCCACAACAACACTTGTTGCTGCAGCTCCTCCGACAGTTACGCTGGTCGCGCCAATTAGGTTTGTGCCAGTGATAGTGATTGTAGTACCACCCGCAATCGGGCCAGTTGCTGGAGAAACAGAAGAAATTGTTGGAGACCATGGAGGAGTAGTAATACCGTTCGGTGGATTTAAATATTCAATATAGGAAGAAGTTGCCGAATATGCAGTTATACCAGAACTGGCTCCCAGTGATCCTGTAACGCCTAGTGGTCCAGTGATTCCTGTTATAATCGTGGCATAGTCCGCAGTAAGTCCTGATAGATCATCGGAAAATACATCAAAATTATTGAGATTTGCATAAACCGTTCTGATTTCTTTGTGTGACTTTATTTCACCAAAGATATACGCCTTCATTGTAAAATTAAGAGTAAAGGTTATTACTCGACGAGTAGATAATTCTCCTTCGTACTCGTCCTGTGATAATATACCATTCAAATAAACAGGAACATCTAATTTATCATTCACTCCTCCAAAATTTATTGTTACCACAAATTCTGGAGAAAAATATGGAAGAATTTGTTCAATGATTCTAAGACCATCTTCCATATTTCTTACATGAATATATAATCCAAAATCAATATTGTATGGAACTTCTGCATACGAATAACTTTGATCTGTTGAATCTGTTCGGGATATTGTTTTCGAAAGACTGTTTCTTTTTCTGGCAGAATCATATACGAATCCTGTAATTTCAAAACCAATTCTAGGAAGAGTGGTTTCCATTTGTTGTTCTTGAAGAGATACAGCAATTCTTGCAAGAAATTTTTCTTTTGCAGAATAGGAAACAGGAACCAGAATCTTTTTGGTTCCACCGCTTTCTACTCGTTCAATCTCTATACTATTAAAGAGCGAGCCGAATGCCACGACTAATTTTCTAATTGTTCCGTTATAGAAAGATCCGAACATTAGAGTAGTTTCCTTGATTTTCTAATCATTACCTTGTAATCATTGGAGATTTGTATATACATTATATTATTCGTATGCGCCTTCGCTAAAAGGATCGGTATCTGTGAAATCAAATATCTGATCTCTATTTGTTTCTAGATCTATTTCATCATTATCTTGTTGCGCCACGTTAGAAACCTTTA